TCTGCCATCCCCTAGCTCCTTAGTTTTATCAACGGAGTAGCCAAACGACACATTTCTGTAGACACCTTCTTTCACAAGATCAAAAGCTTCTTGTCCAGCTTGGTTGCTGGCAAAGCGGACTTTAGCCATGCCTCGCTTCTTACCCTTGTCCAACCAACCACGTTCAACTACTCCGAGAACAACATCTACGTTGTGATTGAAGAGTAAAGGTGCAGCAGCATTTAGACGACTAAAATCTATTGATCCCTCTCGGTGATCTAAGATTTCTTTACCT